GCCGCCATTGCGTTTTCAGCTGTTTTCTTTGATTCCGTTACCGCATTTTTGAAAAACGGCTGTTTTCTGTTGTGCGATGTGCCGGAATTAAAAATACGAGCAACCATTGCATTCGGCTGCCCGTTCGGATACTTTCTTGTCTTGATATCGTTGTAACCATCAAAGCCGACTTTAACATTTAGAAAGCCATTGTCATTACGCATAGCAGAAATCCCCATGCTATCTCGCAGGCCCTCTTTTTGTTTTTCACGGCGCTCGTATTCATAATCCGATTCGTTGCCCGAATCTATATGATCAATCTGCCGCTTTACTTTATCGGCTACAACTTTTGCACCTTCATACACAGCAGCACCGGCGATATCACTTGAATGATTTTCAAGCTCTTTTAAGATTCCGGCATAGTTTTCAAATCCTTTGAATTTGATATTTGCCATCAAATCACTTCCCAATACCACTCATAATGGTAAAATCCCGTCTCTTCCTCGTATTGAAACGAATTAAAACGCCAAGAAATTCCCGATTCGTCTAAAACCGCCTCAAATTCGCTTTTAAACGGGTCAAACTCCATTTTGGTATAAAGGTCTGTACTTCCGGTTATCGCCCGTTCTGCGTGAATATTTGAAGCCATTAAATCGTTGGCCCCATCTTCCTGCCATACAAAGTAGCGGTCGGACTTCATATGCTCCGCATGGCTCACCTGGTCAGTGACTTTCAAGTGAATTTCAATGATTTTTTCATACCATTCCTTACTCACCGACAGCCACCTCCAATTTTTGCACCACTTTTGAAAGCGAAATATCAACGCAAGCAGGATATACACCATCAACAGTCTGGATTTGCTCAATCCGGTACTGGGTGCCATCCTCTGTTACAGCCACATCCTGTGTATCAATGCCCGGCACTTTTGGACAGCGCAGCACTCGAACTATTCGAATATTCGCCTGCTTCGCGGCATAATATCGCGTTATACCTGTGCGCTGTTCATCATATCGCAGTGTTACCGGATTGTCTTTAAGCACTTCCACAGCTTTGTATCCCGGCTTTGACTGATTAATGGTTTTATGAATTTTTACAATGCCGCTGTTAAACGGCTGAGTAATATCATGTGCCGGTCTGTTTGGTTTCTGATGCATAATCTTTCACCATTCTTTCATGCCGCATAGTGAGAATCATGGACTGATAGTTATTTTCAAACACATCCAGTGCTCCATCCCGCATATATCTGGAATACTCAAATAACAGCGTTCTGGCAATGCCATCAATCGTATAATCCATTTCTGCACCTGCCTTGCCATCAAGGTACATCATACCGGACGCGATGATTCCGCTGATTTTTTTATCAGTGGCATCATCGCTCCATGTGATATTTAAATAGTTTTTGACGGCATCCAGCAAACCTTCCGGCAAATCATCTCTGTTTACCGTCATAGAATTACTCCTCTGTATCGTTTACTGCTGCAGCTTCTGCTGTTTCTGTTACCTGTACCTTATAGGTTTTTGGCTGCAGGTTTTCAATGTTCAGATACAGGAATGCATTGTTATCCATCGGGAAGCCGTTTGCGTACAGTTTGATTAAGTATGTGCGTTTGTCTTCCAGGAATGCATAGTGGTCGCTGTAATCCAGTTTGCCGGATTTTGTAGTTGCTGTACCAACAGCTGCAAAATATCTTGGCGCCATACCTAAAGCCATGCGGCCAACCGGCATTGCTGCAGATTCAATAACCTCCATCGGATACGGCAGTACATCTTTTCTGTAAGTGCCGTCCGGTGCCATTACTGTAGTGGCAGGGAACACTTTCTGCAAATAATCCAGCGGATTTACTACCATGATGATATCATGCAGTTTTCTTGTTTTACCGTTTGGTGTTACCGCTACTTGTGCCAGCAGATTTCCGATGGTTACCGGGTCAAGGTCTGTAATAGCAATTGCTTCTTTTTCCGGATATACACCATCTGTTACAGTTACGCCTTTACCAACCTGGCGGTTCATGCCGATTGGTTTGTTTTTTCCGTCACCTGCAACGAGACCTGCCTCCAGGCCGTTGGCCAGAGCTTCGTACAATACTTTACGAACATAATTGTCTAACCATTCAGGCCCCAGTTCCAGCATTGCTTTGCAAACCGGCAGATAAGCGGACAGTTTCAGCAGATTCGTGTCTTTTTCTTCAAAGCCGGAAGTTAATTCTTTGACGATTTCCTCACACAAATCCCCCCACTGTGCTTCCTGATGGCCGTCGGTGTTCACCAGGAATTTAGTTGCGCCATTGGAAGGGAAAAATGTAATTTTGCTAATCAGCGGATGGTTTGTCTCTAAATCAGTAAATACATCATTGATTACTGTTTCAGGCAGCACCAGATTTGCATTGGCCAATGCCTGTTTTGGATTGCCGGAACGCAAGCAGTCGGAGAATTTCTGATAGAATTCTTTTTCTTCGCTTGTCAGCTGGCGAATACCGCGATTTGCCAGAGCGACAACATCATTTTCCTTAATCATTGCTTCATACTCTCTGCGAACATCATCGCCCAGAGCCACAATCAGCTGTTCAAAAGCAGCGTTGAATGCATCTTTGTCGTTGTTCACCAGAGCCTGCATTAAAGCAGTTCTTGCTTCTTCTGTTTTCTGAAAATCATTGTTTCTCATTATCTAATCATCCTTTCGAAATTTTAGGCATTAAAAAAACCGGTTAAAATCTGCATCAGAGTTTTTTCCGGTTCCGGTTCTTTTGGATTTGCAGGTTGTGGTTCCTGCTGTTTCAGTTTTTCTAACAGCTTCTGTACGATGCTGTCTTCGTCAATCTGGATAGGTGTTTCTTTCTTTTCCGCCATTTTTGCAAACAGCAGTTTTCTGGCATTCTGGCTTGGATTGTTGTTTTTACCGCTGCTTTCGATAGCAGTTGCAAACCCCCATACCAATGCATCAGTTGGAGCAATCCAGCTTTCCTTATCCATCAGGTCTTTCACTTTTTCCTCGCTAATGGTTACGCCGGAGAGATATGCAGAAACTGCCGCCTGATTGATGGTGTCTAAATCCTCTGCTTGTTTGCGCAGTTCATCGGCATTGCCGCTTGCCCAAGTCCATGCATTATGAATCATCAGCAGCGAGGATTCATTCATAACGCGCTCATCACCCGCCATAAAGATTACGGATGCAATAGAGCATGCAAACCCATCACACACAGTAACAATTTTTGCTTTGTGGCGTTTCAAAGAATTATAAATAGCGAGCCCCTCTGCCACTTCACCGCCGTAAGAATTGATATATACATTGATAATATCTACATCCAGTTCCGCCAGCTCTTTTGACAGATTGTATGCGCCTACTTCGCCCAATGATTCCCACGGCCAGCTGGTGATGTCACCATAAATGTGCAAATCAGCCTCTTTTTCAGTCTGAATCAACTGATAAAATTTTTTCATTTCGTTTCACCTCCTCCTGCCAGTCTTAGCACTTCTTCAATGCTTGCGTAATTCTTGGTGATAAAGTGCTTATCTGCCCAGTCTTCATCAATCGGCGGCAATCCTGCTGCTTTCAGAATCATATTGACTGTAAAGACACCACTGGATACCAGTTTGTCTATATTGTTCGCCTGAGCGAACATATCAAAGTGAATCAGCGTTGATGTATCAATGCGCAGATAATTTCCCTTGCTGAATTCGCTATACCCATAGCGCTTTCTGTTGATTTCCTCCTGCAGCTGATCGCATAACGGGTCAATGCATAAAGTCAGCCAGCGGATAAATGCATCAGATGTTCCTGCAACTTCGCCTGATAACAGCACAGTCGGAATATGAAAGGCTCTGGCAGTAAAATCAAAGATATCATCATACAGCGCACGGATATCTCTGGTTGTGCTCTTGCTGCCTGTGGCCATGTTCTGCCAATCATAACCGTCATGCTCTACCAATACACCATTTTCAGACTTCATGTACGGGATAATTTGATTTTGCATTAGCTCCTGAAACTGTTCCTGGAATGTCGCATCGCCTGATTGAACATTTGCAACATGTACTTTCCAATGCTGACCAAGCTCATATCCAAAAGCTTTTTCTGCTGCAGAAATCATTTTGCTGTAAGTGGAATACATGGCATCCAGCACTTTCTTGATGTCTTTATTGTTCAAACGCAGATGCAGCGCATCCTGTTCTATGAATGTATTGGCATAGGTTTTATCTCCAATCACAATATTTTCATAGATATTCTGTTTCACAGGATACGAATGTTTTTGTGTAAAGCTGTCCGCAACATTCAGATATTCTGCGCCTCCCGGTCCAATGCTGCTGATTACCAGTGCTTCATTATCACGGTACAGCCGATTCACCAGCTTATGCAGAAATACTGTACTGTTCTGGTTCGGGTTTGGCTCCACATTCCAGGTATAATATTCTCTTCCCTCGATTTCTTTGTTGTTTTTATAGGTTTTGAATTCGCATTTTCCTAATGCATTGGCGATCATGTTTACACAGCTTTCAAAAGCCAGTTCTCTGAGCGCATATTCCTGCGCAAGTTCGATAAAAACACTGCAATCCATTGCGGTGCCTGTACTGGTTTCCGTTGCTGTTTTTCCGACAAGCCACTTGAAAAAATTTAACGCCACTCTCTCACCCCCTTTGTTTAGAATGTAAATGCCCTGATTTTATTCGGGGGCATCACAGGCTGACCATTTCCGAGCACAGATTCTACTGTCATACTTGCCACCAGTGCCATAAACGGGTCTGTCTTACGGCTTTTGGCTTCAATTTTCGCATAGATAAAATTACCTGTGTCGCTGCCTTCTTTCCGGCTGGAGCGAACACGTTTTGTGTTATTGACCGCCCATCGCAAATGCGGCACATCGCCCCATGAAAACAAATTCCGGTTGAAGCATTCCTGTATCACCGGTTCTACCTGCATAATATCGCTTGGTCTTACCAGTTTTACTTTGTTTTTATCTTTTGCATCAAAGCCGATACGCCTTAAACTGTCTGCCATCAATGTCCATCGGTAATGGTCCATGGCAAGCATTTTGATATTGTACTTCCTCCCGGCCTCTGCGATATAATTTGCTATCAGATCAGGATGAATGGATACATCATCCACCACAGTGACATGCCCCTGTTCCGCCCAAGCCTGCCATGGCGCTTTCACTCTGTGCAGTGTTTTGGACTGCAGGCAAATCCATGCATGATTGATATCAAATCGTTCTTCACCGCGTCTGAAATGCATATTTACCGCCGTCCAGTCGTTTAGTTCCGCATAGTCAATGCCGACCGTACAGCTCCATTTCTGCATATCCGGCAAAGGTTTGTTGGTAGCAATAACATTTTCGTAATCAGTTACCGAAATTTCCTTTGCTCCTGAACGAATGCCCATG